ATAATTAACATTATCATAATAGTATAATAAAGTATATTGGTTTTGCTTGACATAATACTTGACAGATTATGTAAAGTTGTGATATAATATCCTTAGGAGGTTTAGAAATGCCAGACAATGATAACACTCAGACCTTTACTGCAAATGAGGATGGTTCCTATAACTTCAACATTGATGGTAAATCAGTTAGAACGGTTAAGGAATCAGATTTGTTGGCGGTAAAAGGGGGTGCTGAGAAGAAAGAGGGAGAGCTTTTATCCCAGATAGCTGAAGCTAATAGGTTGAAGGATGAATCTCATAACCTCTATCTTCAGGAGCAGACTGCCAGAGAGCAGTTTGAGGAACAGGCAAAAGAGAGTCCTACCTTGAAAACCAAGGTAGGGGAGTTGGAGACCCAATTAAGTGCTACTTTGGAGAGTAGGAAGCAACTTGAAGAGGAGTTGCTTGGTATGAGGAGAACCCACTTAGCCGCCCAATATAAGGTAAGTGAGGAATCTCTGAAAGACAAGAGTATGGACCAACTCAGGAATTTAGAGGATGCTCTCAAACTTGTGGGGGGCAGAAAACCTGCTAACTATGATATTGGACCTCAAGGAGTTGGAGCAGGTGCTCCTACCACTGTTTTGGAACAGTGTAAATCGGAAATAGCACTTGCTAGGGAACTTCAGAGAAAGTCCAAATCCGACCCCGATTATCAACAATGAAGGAGGTAGACAATGCCGATAGGACATTGGAATAGCCTTACCGAAGCTCAAAGGTTAACCGAGTCCCAGCTTATCCCTGGTGTCATTGAGGAGGATATTAAGAGGAATAACCTGCTTGATAGGCTTCCTGTAGCTCAGGCTAGGGGTAAGACCATTAAGTGGAATAGAGAGGTAGCCAGTCTGGAGTCCGATGTAAAGAACATAGACATTGGTGAGCAGTTATCTTGGTCAGCTAGTGTGACCTATGACCCGCAGGAAGTAGCATTGAAGAGGTGCTATGTCCAGCGGGTTCTTGATAACTTTCTCCCCGATGTTTATGGAACCATCAACGACTATGAGGCTCAGATGCTATGGGAGATGAAGAAAGGTATTGTGAGGAAACTAGGTGATAAAATCATCTACGATGACCTCACCTATGGTGCTGATACCACCAAGGAGTTTGATGGTCTCCATGCTCTAGCAGCGGTGCAGACTGGAACCAGCTTGGATATAGATAATGCCGAAGCTGGACTCTCCCTTGACAATCTGAGGAAGATGATAGATGCCATGAAACATGGTTGTGATATCCTCCTATTCCCCTTTGAAATTGCTCGTAGGATGGATGAGTTATACCAGGAGCGTGGTCTGTCCTATGCAGCCGACTATTCTGGAGCCACCACCATGTATAACCTAATGGGTTCCATCACTGTTGGCTGGGATGAAGCTGGCAAGCGGGTCATGTTCTTTGATGGTATCCCCATCGTAAGGACTGACTTCTTGGTAGCTGAAAACCAGAATGTTGGTGATGGTAGCAACCTCAGAGCTAAATACACCGCTGATGACAGACAATACTCCGTGTTCGGCATCAAATTCGGAGATGTCTTTAATGGTGAACCTGGGTTAATGCTTGGTTTCGGTAATACCCAAATGCTAGGACAGTTCTACAAGCTGGTTACCTTTGACGAGCTTGAGGACTATGATGCTGGTGGTATTAGGCTGGTTAATTATAGTGCGCTGCTCCTTGGGAGCAAACTAAGCCTAGGTCGCATCTTTGATATTGAGGATGCTGCCTGTACCGCCTAAGAGTAAGTAAAGAAGGAGGGATGATATGACTGAGTTTTATTCCAAGGTTATGTCAACGGATGGTAGCGACACTATTGAGGCTGACCATGTTGAGATAAACACCGAGAATGACCAGAAAAATGTCCGCATCAATAGCAGGGACTACACCAGAACCAGTGGCGACCAAACTGCTGTCCAAGTTAAGCCTAATATGTCGGTAACAGGAACTGGTGGCATCACTGGCATTGAGGTTTCACCTAGGTTTGCTGATGGTTGTGCTGGCTCCAAGCTAGTAGGTATCATGTCCAACCCAGACCTAAAAGGGACTACTGGTGATTTGTCTAGTGCTATGAGGTGCTATGAAGGTAAATTGGAATCAGCTAGTGGTTCTACCAGAACCGTGGCTGAGGCTTATGTCCTCCACTGTATGCAAGCACTTCACGGGACTGTTACCACTGGTCCTTATGCAATCTGTGTAGATGCTGGTGGAGGTAATGTAGCTTGGGCTGGTTTTGCTAAGTTACCTGATGATTCTCAAATAGCAAATGATGAGGATACTGGTGCTGCCAATACCATAACTGGTTATGTTAAGGTGATGGTTGGCTCAGCAGTTAGGTATATCTACTTATATACTCTAATACCTAGCGGATAAACCTAAATCCATAAGGGGGAGGTAATACTACCTTATGAAACAACTAACGCAGAACACCCTCAAACAGGATAGATTAAAGTTTGAGACCCTGTTAGGAGAGCAGCGACAACTCCTAGCTAATGCTCAGACCACCATCCTGCGAATTGAGGGTGTTCTTACTTATATCAACCAAAACATAGAGTTTATGGAGAAACCACCAGAGGAGAAGCAAAATGGCTGAACAAACGATGCAAATAACCTTTGCTTGGGAAAATGGTGTAGAGTTTAAGATGGATACCAAACTCAACGATGATGACAAAATCACCGTTATCAAAGTTGAGGAGAACGGTGATATAGCCAATTTGTGGTCTGGTATCCAATCTATCTGTGAGAAAACCGTTACCCGCCATTTGGATATAATAGGTGGAGTGATGAAAGGAGATTAGTTATGAGTCCTTTACCAGTTCAGAATCTAACCACAGCAAGTTCGGATGAGGCGGTTAAGGAAGCTGTCAGCTTGTCCATAGAGCAATGTATGAGTGAGCCTACTCCAGCAGGTATGACCCAATCTGAGAGGAGAGCGCAATGTGCAGCTATAGCTTACCAGTATGCTAGGGATAGAACAGGCAAAGCTCTAAGTCCTCATCCATTGAGAAGGAAATGAGCTTTTGCTCTAGGAGGTATGCAACCATGATAATGAGACATATTGCTAGGGAGCAGCTAACTGTTACCAATGCGGTTAAAACCCTAACCGTAGCTACCATAGTTTCCAATGTCATATATGCGGATATTCAGGTTCTTACTGAGGATGTTAGAGTTACCTTTGATGGTTCTACTGCTCCAGTCAAGGATACCACAGGAACTATTTGGTTTCATGGAGAAGCTACCTATCTTGGTATCTATAGACATTGGGGAGTTGAGAACCTGAAAAACCTAAAGTTTATCAGGGATGCTGGTAGTGATTCTACCTTGATAGTGGATTATTGGGGTAGACCCAGCTAGGAGATGTTGGTTCTGGAGATGTTAGGTATATTGCTCATCATAATACATATCCTTGCTATAGGGTGGGGAGTAAAGCACATAGTTTGAGGAATGAGATGGCTGTAGAAAGGTTAATTATAGCTCAACACGCTGAAGGTATAGCTGTAGGTATAAGAGTGTCTAATGACCAGTTTGTGCCTATACTAACCTTCAAGACCTGGGATATGTTCAGGGAGTTTGCTACTTCCTTGAGGGAGTATTATGAGATGAATAACCCAATCCCAGAGGATGTTGTGAAGGCATTTGAGGAGGGAAATGAAAAATAGTATTTCCCGTATTCCACACTACATAGTTGAAGGTCTATCAGTTATTGCTATAACCATTATTACCGTTGCTTATATGACAGTTGGTTGTTATGAGACTCCTGTTATCCTAGCAGCCATAGGAGCAATAACTGGAATAGCTGCTTGGGACATCCATAAGAGGAATAAACCATGAGAGACATCAGTTCCACCCAGAAAGCTGCACAGGAATCAACCTCAGCAACCCCTTATATTTTTGTGAGGATTGATAGTGCCAATTACTCCTCCAACACTGGCAAGCTGTTAGGGATAGAACACCATGAGTTACAATACTCCAGTGATGCTGTTATTATCCTAAGAAACGATGACCGCTCTTTGGATGATGTTGACCTAGTGGGTCAGGATGTTGGTGTAGGTTATGGACATGTAACCAGCGTTGGGAATGAATATGAAGATATGACTTCTAGGATGTATGTGAAATCCCAACATTTCCATTCCTTTGAAGGTAAGTGTATCTGTGTCCTACAGTGTGAGGGGGTATGGGATGTCCTAAGAGAAAAGAGAGCTATTCTCCTTGCTGACCCACCTAGCTATGATGTTGTTTATGATAGAACCAAAACCATTTATGAGTTAATTAAAATGCTACTAGCTTCCTGCGATTATGACCTTGACCCTCTAGGAGACCAGGATGATGGTATCATCAATGATTTCAAACCTTACTTTGAGCTAAACTACTTCCCTTATGAAAATATTGCCTCCATCATATATAGGTTGATACAGATGACCAAATGTTTCATCAGAGCAAAGTCTGTTGGAGATTTCAAAATTATCTACCCACATGAGGATGATGATGTAGATGAGAAGTATTATTCCCGCAAAGCTCATTTCTTCCATGAATATACAGAGAAGAAGAACCTTCTAATTCCTAACAAAGTGGCTGTTTATGGTAACAGAGATGAAACTGGGATACCTTGGGAAAACCCTGTTGTTGGCACTGCTGAGGATGCCGACCAAATTGCTAAATATGATGCAGGAGAAATCCTTTGGACTTTTCCTGCTCCTACTATCCTTACTGAAGAGGATGCTACCAACCGAGCGGCAGCCATATTAGCTAGGTTCAAAGGTGAAACTTTAGCTGGGAGGTTGGTAGTCCCGCATGATGCTAGGGTAGAGCTTTATGATAGGGTTAGGATATATGACAGTAGGGGAACATAGGTATGGGAAATTCAATAATATTTGGTCATTCACCTACCACCGCTGTAAATAATTCTTATACTTGGCTTTTTGGTGGTTGGGAGTGGTCGCATTTGGTAGCTGCTGGACAACGAGTTCAAGTTATTACAACTCCAGGCTGTTTGGAGAACCTACTCGTTTATCTACCAGATGCTCCTGGGGTTGGGGAATCCTGCCAGCTTATCCTTCAGGTAAATGGTGTTGATACAGCCTTAACAGTTACCATAGCTGGAACAGATACAATAGGTTTTAACCTAACAGATGTTGTTTCAGTTGTTGCGGGTGATACCGTTGGGCTTTTATGTTTAAGGACTGGTGGGCTTCCCTATCCAAGTTGGGCGTTGATATTTGAGGCAACCAATGTTAAGGAGAGTTTGATACTTGGTTCAAATCTTACTGCAACTGGTGGAAGCAGATATTCACCAATTTCAACCGCAGGTAGCTATCCCGCCACTGCTGAAGCGGATGCCATACAAATTTGTCCGACTTCTGGGGTTATCAAAAACCTCTACATTAACCTTTCGTCAGACCCAGGTAGCTCTTCTGCCAAAGGCTATACTTTTACCTTGAGGAAGAACATAGTAGATACAGCTTTAACAGTTACTCTGTTATACCAAAACCGAACTGGAAATGACACCACCCATGAAGTTTCGGTGGTTGCTGGGGATAGACTTTGCTTGGTTATGACTCCAGTAGGGGGAACAAGTTGGGCTTCCAATGTGCGTTTTGGTATGACATTCCTAGCTGATACCGACGGTGAAAATATTTTGTTTGGTGGTGATAGCACTCCTCTACATACAACGGCGACCGAATGGAACGAGCTTGTTAGTCACTATAGAGGTGGCAATTGGACAGGAAGTGAAATAGCACATGATACGGTAGCCATTGTTTGTACCTTGGAAAAGTTGTATGTTTACCTTGATAACCCACCTGGTGCTGGCAAATCTTATACCTTTACGGTGAGGAAAAATTATGTTGATACAGATTTGACTGTTACTATAAGTGACTCGTCTACTACAGGAAGCGATACCACCCATACCGTTTCAATTTCCGCTTGGGATATGCTTACTCTACAATGTGTACCGTCTGGAACACCTACTGGTGCGGAAGCTAAATGGGGTCTTGTTTGTTCTTCCGCTCTTGGGGTGGTTTATCCTGACCCTTCGGAAGCTACAATCAGAGTTACAGGTTTAATCCACCGCTGGTTTCCAGGAACCTACACCCTAGAAATAACCTTAGGAGCAATAACTACTGAGTTTGGCTTACCATGGTGGTCTAAAGAACCTGCTCCACCAATACCACCAGATGAGCCTTCTCCACCTCCAACTCCTGTTGAACCTGACTACCCAACATTGGTTCCATGCCATCACGGAGATGTTATGACATATATGGGTAATACCTGGCGATGTATAGCTGGGACATGGGTTATTGTAAGCGAAACAGGTGAACCAGGCACCACATGTGTTGAGGGAACATGGACAACCATAAATGGTAGACCTTATGTTTGTAAGAATGGTATGTGGCAATATATGCCTTAGGAGCTTAATGGATAATGAAAAAGAATCCTAGACCAGATAGTGAATGGTACACAGACCTAGACACTAGGAGCTTATTTATTGCTAGAGGAGCAATTAAACATTGGATGTTAGCTCCTGGTCATGCATTGCCAGTTGGTATATATGGCACCCACAAGTATGGCAGGTGTCGGTATGGGGCTAGAATAGGGATTTATGGTTATGACAAATATGGGTCATGTAGTTATGCTTAAAAGGAGGTATCAGATGTTCAATAGATTATGGAGCTTAATCAAGGAAATCCACTACGACCAACGAGGGGGGACTGGAACTGCTGTAGCTACGGATGAAACCATCACCGCAGCTAAAATGAACCTGAAGCTGGAGGACTATGACCTGATAGACGACCAAGAATTGCTATTTGGGACAGGAGATGATGTCAAGGCAACATTTGATGGAACCAAACTTCTTATCACCATAGCTTCCCAGCTAGACTTCATCCTGACTGGTGGACATTGGTGTATGCAGACCTTAGAGGATACCAAGAACATCCGTCTAAACAGTAGGGATTATGTAGCAACCAGTGGGGATGTTTGTGCTGTCCAAACTAAACCTAATATATCTGTAGGTGGAACCACTGGTGTTGTTGGTATAGAGTCCATGCCTAGATTTGCCAGTGGTATAGCTGGTAGTAAGCTGGTAGGTATTATGTCCAATCCTATCCTGAAAGGTGCTGCTGGCGGTAACCTTAGTAGTGCCATGAGGTGTTACGAAGGCAAATTGGAAAGCGACAGTGGTTCCACAAGGACTGTAGCGGAAGCCTTCGTTATCCATGCCATGCAAGCCTTACATGGAACAGTTACCGATGGACCTTGGGTTCTAGCTGTGGACGCAGCAGGTGGAAATGTTGAATGGGCAGGGTTGATGAAATTGGTTGATAATGGTGGAGCAATAGCTGACTTGGCATCTGCGGTTACCACAGTTGTAGGAGCCATTAAGGTCAAGATAGGTGCTCAGGTAGGCTATATACCAGTTTATACCAGCTATACCGCTTCATAGGAGGAATCATGGAGATAGATGTTCAAATGGAAATAGAGAAACAGGTGAGTGAGGTTAATCTCCTTAACAGCCAGATACAGCAAATCCAACAGCAAAGGGAAGCTGTGTTACAGGAATTGTTTAGGAGACAAGGTGTTATACAATACCTACAAGGACTAGGGAATGGCGAAGCACCTGCTGATGACCCTGTGGTAGTAACAATTAAGGGAGGCTTTGATGAACCTGACTGAATATAGAACCGAGCTTAGACTTGACCTAAAGGATGCCACAACCTTATGGTCTAACGATGAACTTGATAGGTGTGTGGAGCGGGCAGTAGCAGACCTTAGTAGGTTCATACCTTTAGAAGCGGTTTATGAATATACCATAGATTATACCGTAGAGGATGAATCATCCACCGCTCCTGCTGCTGGAACCTACAAAGCTCTAGCCTACAAACCTATTAAGCCAGAATCCGAAACAGTTACCACTGACCCTGCTGGCACTACCTACACCAGAGATACAGACTTCACGATGGACTATATCAATGGCAAATACACTATCATATCTGGAGGCTCTATCTCTGAGAATGATAGCTTGCTTTTTGACTACACGAAGTCTCGGCTAGGCATAGATATATCGGCTATCATATCCGCCCTGATAAGAGTTGTCCAGGTAGAATATCCTGTTGATAAAGTTCCTCAGCAACTTGTCTCCTTCAATATCTGGAATGAGTTTATGTATATAGGTAGCCAGAAGGTTGGTCAATCCCAAATCCAGCTTACTGATAAGGAACACATAGCTATCTATTATGATAAGGAACACACCTTCCCAACTGTTTCTGCTGATGGCTCCTACCAGGAATACCTAGACCAGGTAGTTTGTATAGGAGCAGGAGCTTATGCTCTCCTGATAAAAGCTATCCAATACGAACATCAGTCGGTAACTGACTTAGCTTCCTCCAGAACAGCTTTAGGTAACTTATCAGGAATCCATACAGCTGTAGGAACTGCTTTAGGCAACCTAGCAGCTATTCATACCCTAACCGATGCAGCTTTGGATAAAATCGCTACCTATGTTGCGGATGCTGATACCGCCTTGGATGCTTTTATCACCAAGATTGCTGATGCTCCCACAGCTTTAGCCAAGGTTGACACCTATCTAGCAGGAGCATCAGAATCCACCAAAGCTCTCCTTGCTCAGATAGCTACCGACGCTGCTAGTCTTAGGACTGCTATGGTAACCGCTGTGGTTGCAGCTAAAGCCTATTTAGATGAGGTGGATACCACTGACCTTCAGAGTGCTGAAGCTGTTTGGATGGATGAGGTAAAGCATATCCTCACCGCAGAGGCTATGCCTAATGCTCAATACTTTCTAGGATTAGGCGATGACTCCATTGATATTACCTCCATCCTCACCGATGTGGAAGCAGCTTTGGACAAAATAGCCACTGAGGTAGCAGCAGGTAAAACCTATATAGAAACAGGTGATGATAAGATAAACACCGTTAATATAGGTGATAATGTTCCTGAACTTTATAGGGATTATGCTAATGTTGAGGTTGGTTTAGGAGCAGCCTACAGGCAGGAAGCCAGTGAGAGGCTAAGGAAGGCTACCCTCCAGCAGCAACAAGCGGAGTTGTATAGAAGGTATGCTGAGGCTGCTATTGAGATGGCTAGGTTGTGGGAGAACAAGAGAAGGGACTTCCTCTCACAAGCTACAGCTAGGATAACCGCTGCTATGGGTTATGTAGCAGAAGCGGATTCAAGGTTGTCCAACCTCAGAAGCTATATAGAGCAAGGTAATAGTTATGCCACCATAGCTAATGGGTTTACCGCTGAGGCGGAAGGTAGAATAGCGGTAGCTAGGAGCTACATAGAGGAGGCTGCTCAAAGGTTGGCAATGAGCAGGGGTTATGCTGAGGAAGCCAGTGGTAGAATGGCTGAGATAGATAGATACCTAGCAGAGGTCGGTGCTAGATTATCCGAACTGGATGACTATGTAGCGGAGGCTGACCGATACATAGGTTTGGCTGGTTCTGACCGTGAATTAGCTGATAGGTTCAAAGCTGAGGGTATTGAGCGAAGGAATGAATTTTGGAGTATTCTCCGAGACAAAAGTGAGTATAGGAAGAGGCTGGTATCTACTCCTGTTCGGCAGTAGTTTTGATTTCCGTCCATTCCTCATGTATGATGGTGATTATTCTTTGTGGTTTGTGATTTAATATCCCCATTAGACATCCAAAAGCTCGCTGTGCTTGTTCCTTGTGTGGGTAGCTCTCTTTTAGGTTAAACATAGCTTCCTCTAGGTAATACATCATTTGGATTTCATTCATCATTCCCACCTCTGTAAATATTTAACGCTAATAGGGGTATGAAAAGGAGCTATGTGTTCCAAACCATTAGGCAACTCCACTTTACCATCAAAAAGTATTTCATCATGCACCTGTAGGGACATTGGTAATCCCTTACACATAATCAAAGCTCGTTTAAGGATTTCAGCAGCACTTCCCTGAATAGGATAATTAACAGCTTTCCTCATAATACCTCCAGCATCCTCCTCCTCAATAGTAGGTAGTCTGATGTTCCTACCAAATATTGTTTTAGCATAGGGGTGTCCCAAAGCCTCTAGCTGGATGGACTGTATCCAATCACCAGCTTCCCTATATTGTGCAAACCACATCTCCTTTAGTTGTTTGGCTCTGGAGATACTCCTAACCTTAGCTGTTTCTGCTATGGTAGCATCGGTGGCTCCATATATCATAGCAAATCCTACATTCTTGGCTAACCTTCTTTCTATGTTCATAAAATCAGCGGTTTGTTGGTGTATATCTCCACCACTTTCAAAAATGTATTGCATTTCCTTATCCCCAGATAGGTGAGCCAATAACCTTAGCTCTATTTGGGAAAAGTCAGCATCAGTGAATACACCATTGTCAGGTATAAAGATATTCCTGGCTTCTCCTCTAGGTATATTTTGCATATTCCTGTTAGCCGAACTTACCCGCCCTGTGATAGCATCCAGGTGAAACCTCGTATAGCCTCTATCCTCCTTAGCCCAAGGTTTGATATAGGTATTAAGCAACTTGGATTTCTCCCTATAGCTGAGGACAATCGCTGCCATAGGGTCATCCATCTTATTTAATATCTCCTCACTGGTAGCCAAATTCCTGTGACTCCTGCTGAAAGGTAACTTATTAAATACCGAATAAGCTCCTCTCTTAGCTAATATATAACCAACCTGCTGGGGTGAACCTGGATTGAATCCTTCCCCATCGCACAACCCTATATAGTAATCAACCTCTAGCTCTAGCTTTTCCTCCAGTTTTCCTCTAGCTTCCTGGTCAATAAGCAAACCTTGTTCCGACATTGTTATTAGGATAGGGATTAGCTTCATCTCCGTGTTAAAATACGGTATATCAATATCTGGTAGGAAGTGGTGATACAATGCTGAGGTTGCTAAACAGTCTTGGCAGCATTTCCTAGCTACTGTAGGTTTGTCCAAATCCAGCATTATTTGACCATGACCTAGAAACTCCTGAACCATATGGACTTCCATATCCACCAGCTGTGCTAGGGTGGCTAGTCTAGCATCAGGTAAACAAAGTAAATGAGCCATAACGCTGGTATCCTTAATGTTAACGGTATCAATATCATACTCCCTCATACAAGCTAGGTCAAAGAGAGCATTGTGGAAGACTTTGGTAATACTAGGGTCTTGTAATAGGTGCCAAGGAACTACTGGTGATGGGTTAGGAAATAGCGGAAAGTAGAGGCTATCCTGAGGAGTGAAGGCTACACCAACTCCAATAGCTATCCTTTCCTTTAGCGATATGGTCTCCGTATCCACACCTATTAGCTTGGGATTGGAGTTAACCAACTCCTGATATAGCTTGGAGTGAGGTTCAGTTTCTCCACAATAAAAGAAATCCCTATCTGGGTCGTGAGCAAAATACATTCCTAACTGACCTTTAACTTTTTAATCAATTCACTGGCTTGGAACCTAATTGTAACATAGGTATTAGAACCCTCTACATTGGTATAAACATCAAAGGACTCTACTTCACCTACAAACACTGTGGTTTCCTCAACTCTAATTTTGACTGAACATGCTTTTGGTAATTTCCTTTTGAGCCACTTAAACATTATTTACTCCTCCTAAAGATAATGATGTCCTCTGATGAATGACCTTTGGTGCCCTACCTTTGCCATTGATTATATGCTCTAAGAACACCCATAATCTTATTCCTTAACTCATAGGTTTCATTACTGATGCCGTTATAACCATGCTTTACCATTGGAAACATTAAGGCTAAGTCAACTTGATTTCTTTTACCTATTATATAAGGTTTTATATCCTGCAATACCTGTTGCACTCCACGACCAGACAATGCTATTTGGTATGATTGTTTGCCTGATGTTGTAATTCTACCTGTTCTCACATTGGAGTTGGTTAATTTAGCTATGTATTCTATGACTGGCTTATCCACCATACAAACATTTAATACCAGCTGATGGCTCCTGCCAATGGAGTTCGTTACTGTTATGCAAGATTCAGAGTCTATAATACCTGCTAGGTATGCCTTTTCTGTTTCTTCCATCATTTTACCTTTCTGAAGGTTATTATATCCTCATCATCCACAGTTTCCATTCCCCTGCTTCTCCATAGTTTGAGAAACCCTGTCCCGAGAGCTTCCCGCTTAAACCAACCAATGTTTTCAAAACCTATCCTAATGCAGGTCTTTATAACCCAACTAGATAAACTAACCCGCTTTTGGTTTTCTATATAATCCTTAATGATGATGGTGAGAGTTCCAGGTGGTATGATACTCTGGTAGCAAAGTTTATATATTTTCTCCATCTCCTGGTTGAACAGGAATCTGTTGAGATTACCTAAGTTCCTTGGATGTTGTTGATATTCGTCTATGGAATCCTGGTATGTCCCAGCTAATTGTCTGGTGCTTTCCTGATGCTTCTTTGGAGTTTTTCCTATCCTTTGTTTAGCATAGGGTGGTGAGAATATAATGTGGTTGATTGGTAATGGCAATAGACTCCTACAATCCGCATTTACAATCGTTATTACATCCTTATGAACCATTTTAGCATAGGATTCCAACATCAGTTTATAATAATGTTCCTCTATATCCACACAGAAAACAATCCTACCTATATTGGAAGCAATCATAAGTGAACCTGTTCCTGCTGTGATATCCATGATGGACTCTCCAGGTTCCGACACCCATTCAATGATGCTTTGGAGCATATAGAGGTTAGCTTTAGCTGGATGTGGCATAACTCTTTGGACGAATAGACTTTTCCTAAGGCTTTGGTCATCTGGGAATATTATCCAACCTTCATCACTTCTAGGGTAGTCTGGAGCAAATTCCTTATTCATCCTCTGTTTCCTTATCTTCCAAACCATGCTTATGTCCATGCACAAAGGTATCCACATAAACCATATGCAACCATCTTTCAATCCAAACCCAGTGCTCCTCAGCTAGTTCCCTAGCTTTTCTTTCCATCTCTAGCTTTTTCTTCTCGTTCACCTTTAATCCACTCCTTATCCTTAATCCACTTCCTTCCACACTTAGGACATTTGAACAATACACCATTAGTTGAAGGGCTTACCCACACCAAAGGCTCCTTGCATTTCATACAATAAGGTATAAAGGCTATATGAGACCTGTTCCATAATTGCCTTAATCCCTCAGCGATTTTGATGGAGTCGTAGCTAACCTCAATTTTCAGAGGTGGTTCGCCAACCAGACCCATTATGGTATCAAGTCCTGGTATCTCCATTACTACCTCCTAGCAGATTCCAAAACTTACACTCACCTGGCATTAAAGGACATTCAGGCATATCTGAACCTTCCAAGCAAACTTCACAAATTGCTTCCCTACAAATGGAGAGGATTTCAATAGCCAACTCGTTTGCCAAAGGTTTTCTATCATTTGGTTTGGTTAAAACCCTACAAACCTTTACTATTAGTTCCGACATCCTTCTTCTCCTTTTCATACTCCACAACCACGCCATCCACCTTAGCAATGTGTGGTATGATAATCCTATCTGGCTTCTTGCTCTTATTACTAAACATAAACCCTCTAATCTGGGCAATCAGGATACCTCTAAGCACCCGCTCCTGTAATGTTATTACCTTCTCCACTATACCCTCCTTCCTACAGCTGTAAGCAGTTTCCTAGCTCTATTGATACCAAACTGCTTCTTCCCCACCATAGTTTCTGCTAAACCTTCAAGCTCCTGACTTAACACATAATAAGCAGTTCCATACTTTTCAATTAAAGTTAGAGCTATTTCCTCACCAACTCCACCACCAGTTACACCCATTAAAGTTTCCACATGTGGATTATGTGGCTTAGGATAAACCTTCTGCTTAATGTATCTCTTGAAGGTGGTATGCTCCTCCTTCTGGGAGTTATTGTATAAAGCTACTAGGGTGGTAGCGGTAGCTACATAATCAATGGTATTTACAATCGTAATCCCAGCTTTGTCTAGTTGGGAGAACCATGCTTGCACTCCTGCATAGCTGATATTATATTTGTGTCCTGGCACCAACAGCTTACCATCCTTGCTTTTCCTAAATGACCGACAAGCTGTTTTTGTTCCTGCTATAGGTTCAAATGTTCCCTCATAAAGTAACAAGGTCTCCTCAGCATTAACAATCTCCTTCCTTAGTTGTAATTCCACACCATCCATATCACCCAGTATCTCGTCTATTTGCTTCCTTTCTACCTGTATGGTATGATTATCCACAGCATGCCAAAGGTAATCGGCAAAACCTCTAGCGTTAAGTGCTATCCTGCTAACAGTTAAACATTGACGGAGTAAATCCTCTATTTGTTGCGGTTCAAAGACATCAATTAGCACCCTAACACCATAAATCCATAATTTTGTGCCTCTCTAGAATGGACAATCCTGAACTTCCTCATCTTCAATCTCTTGCTCACAATCTAGGCAAGTTGGGACTATATATACAGTCTCATCATTAAACAAATCTTCACTAAATTCAGACATAACTACCTATTCTCCTCCTTTCCTGTAGCCCTAACAACCGAAAGCAATTAACATAACTATAAATGCTAAAAAAATACCTAAGAGCATTCCTGCCAGAAATCCTTTAATAGTTTCCATAATTCCTCCTTTCCTGTAGCCCTAGTGAGGCTGGTCAATTTCACCAAGTTAGCTACTCTCAGTGTTTCTCCCAAACCCCACAGGGCTACCCTGAACCTAATTCTTGCTGTCTACCTTCCACAAAGTCTAAGCTATCAACACAAGGGCTGAACCTCTAGCCTAATAACTCTGGTTAGATTTTCCCTTCACTGCCTTACCTAGAAGGCTAGTTAGACAATACAAGTTTCGTGCTCAGGCTTCCAAGCTAGTGAGCAGTTACCTCGGTACAAGCCAATAAGCTCAATCTTACCCGACCTTTTGGTCTAAGCTTGGTAGCTTGCTGGAGCTAGGGATTTGGTTCGTCACCCTAGATGAGTCTAATTTATTGAGTTAGCCACTAAACACACTAGGCATTCTCATTCCTCAAGCTGTGTAACTTTGCGTCTACACCTATTCCGCCACTCCAGCAAGCTATGTTGTTAATCTCCTCTTATCATCCTTATAGCATTGGTTATTTTATCATAGGTTGGGTCATTAAATTCCATGCCAAGCAACCCTGGTTCTCCAGCCAACTCCACCTTACAATGAAATGAGTTATTGTAATAGGTATGGACTATTATATCAGCAGCATCACCTAACCAAGTCCAACCATGCCTTATCCTTTTACCTGTTTTACCATCGCTTATACCACCATCTTTCAGAAGGATTGGTCCATATTCATCTGTGGCATGGTGAGTCAATACCAAATGTTTCTCCCTTAACTGAGCTTGATAAACCACTCCTCTCATCCTGGTATTTGGTTCACGATATTCTGGAGGTTGTAATTGCACCCTAAGAGATTTACCATCACTACCCATACCGTCAGCTTTTAGCGGTAACTGCAATTCCTGTTTTTCCTGTAAATAGCCTTGACAGGTTATCTCCCATAGCAAGGTAGCAGTATCTACCACTATGGTAGCTATATTGCTATCATCCAAATGTTGGATATACCTAGCCAACCATTGATAAAATAGTTCCTTCATCCCCACTATAATCTTACTAGGTCTTATAGTCATCTCTTGAAGGTTAATACTTCCGATTTGGAATGGTATGGGGAATTTTTCCCAGATAATAAGACCTGACTCTAGGTCATCCTTTATTTTAATCTCAGGTAGGTTCTTATTAGCCCTGCTGAAACCACCAATATCAAATTCCATTATGACCAAAGGTTTAGGAAGTGAGCAAGCCAATGAGGTCTTACCTGATTTATCCTCACCCCAGATACCAAATATCATTTAGTGCCTCTTTCCCATGATATATACACCACCAATATCACCTTCTTCAATATCTGGGTCAGTCCAGCTTGGTTCCACTAACTCCCATTCACCGAAGTATTCAGGACTGTTATGGTCGGATAGCAACCTGACTTCACTAACCTCTGTTGCTTCAGTAACACCACCTTCATAACCGCTAGTAACAACCATCAAATCACCATCAAACCCCTGGAGTTTTCCAATCAATTCTTTAACTTTCAACGGCTTCCCTCCTGCTGGTATAGTATTCCTTTAGGACACCATTCAGCTACCTCACAATACCCTTTGCACCTAGCTCCATCCCAACATTCTCTACTATCACAAGGTTCGTCCCAATGATTTTGTTCCAATGCCTTTAGCAAACAAATGGTTTTGAAGGCAAAATAATCTTCAACATGGTAGTTGGGTAATAGTCTTATAGGTATTAGGTATATGTTCCTCTCCACACCTCTGGACAGAGCTACAACCAAGCTGCCATCCCTAACGGTAATCTGGAGTTGCATCTTGGTTACCCCCAGACCTTTCTCCTCCAACTTTAGCCTATAGGAATTTAGCTGTAGCTCCGCTTCCCAGAGGTCAACGGCATTAGGGTCTGTTCTGAACCAGTTAACCATTTTAACAGTTCCAGCTTTACCCCACTTACCTGAGGTTTTATATACCTCCCCTGACGGGTCTGGATGTTTGCCTCCTTCAACAATACCTAGAGCTTTGGCTACCTTGAAGCTACCCCAAGTTTTGTAATCGGTTAGAGTCCAGCCATTCTCACTTGGTTCAAGTAGGTCAAAGATGTCCCTCTCCTCATCAGTCAATCCAACCTCTGCTGGCAGTCCAAGCTCCTTTGCTACTTCCTCTAGTTTTTTGTGGTGCCTGGTTCCAAGCAAAGCAAAAGCTCTGTCCTGTGGGTCAACCACATAATCCTTAGTTATCTTGAGGAATTCCAACATTGTCCCATTGAGTAGCTGGGTGGTGCTGGGTGTCCCTGACCATTTCCTTTCCCTAGCTATTAGCTGGAGAGTAGGAAGGGTTAAGCAGCGGTGGGAACACCCAGCCAAACACTCCTCAACTGGGATTGTTTTGCCGTCAGGACATTTGAACAAAGCTAAAGGCACCTTAACCTCCTAAAATGGTGGTGGCACTAGATGATAGATACCATTCTCGTCCTTGGAGATGAATCCCTTTTCTTCCATAGAAGGTATGAAAGTATTGCTAAGGATGCTGGTAACCAATTCCCCATCAGCTTTTACTGTTGAGTCTTGGAATACAATCTGATTCCAGTCAGCTATGTTCTTACCATCCAGCAACTCCAATGCTCTGGTGGTGGCATCAGCCTTGGTTGTGGTGCCACCAACGCTGGTTTCTGCTTCTCCCTCTATAGCAATAAGCTCCCAACAATCTCTTGGGGTCTCCTCACCTTTAGCAGCATCCCACATCATGTGTCCACCAGTCATTTTCATGTGGAGTTCTTTACCTTCAATGCAAGTCCATACCTCATTTGCTGGTATTAGTTTATCCTCCGAGGCTGCGAATACACCCCAAAAGCTCTGCTCCCTGTTGGAGTGCATTATGGAGATTTGAGCTATGGGGAAGGGATATGGCTCCACCGTCTCTATGACTTCCACATCCACAAAGTTGAAGATTATCTCCGTCCTTGGTGGTGTAAACCTATCCACCAGGTTGGCTGTAATTTTCTCCAATGTCCCTTTGAACTCCCTTAACGGTGTTCTTTGGAAACCTTTATCCAATCCTCTAATCTTGACTAATGCTAATAACTCCTCTGGTGTTGGCATTCATTCCTCCTTCTTATTTAATACCTCTTTATCCAGTTTCTCCAGTATAGCTTCATTCATCCATTGATATACATATTTACCCTCCATAGCTGCTCTTGATTTTATCTCCCGCCAAAGCTGGGGTGGCAGGTTAGCAATAGTTCTGTAATTCTGTTTTGTTTGTTTTCCCAACTTATAAACATTTTATCACCTATCGGCTGGCTTTGTCAAGTCTTGGTGTTATGTCAAGTAACTTTATGTAAAGTTGTTATGTCAAATCATTATGTCAACCTATAGAATATTATAATTAACATTAGTCCTATAGTATAAGATAGTATAGTTATTCCTTATCTGGGATAAATACATATGTACCTGATACCTGAGGATATTCTTGAAAGGTTTGGTAGGCTTCTATATGTTCACCTTGCTCTTTCAATACCTCTCTTTCATCTTTCCTGCCCTTCCCGCAAGCAGGTTGATACATAGCATCAGCACCAGCTTCAAAGTCATAACTGCTATAATAGGTTGCATCAGGGTCTTTATAATCATTAACAATTTCCTTCCAATTCTCAGGTCTCCAGTTCATCTTTAACCTCCAAAGTCTTATAGATTACCCAGAATAGAGCAAGGGCTAAATCCTCTCCTAATTCTATGTGTGTTAGGGAATATCGGTCTCCCCAACTCCATTCAACCGAGTCTACTTTCTCCAAAACTACTCTATAATTGGTGTCTCTAGTATAAGGGTAGCAAATCTGCAGTTCCCAACCACTAGGAACCCTTGGCACAGCATACTTGAACAGGTTGTTGAGGTCTATGGGTGGTAGTGTAGAGTGTATTGAGCCACCACGATAAATCCAATAAGGATTGGTTGCTGGAATACTGACACTAGGATTACCAGTTTCATAGTAAAACCCGCACTGTTCCCAAAACCACTGTATCTGCTCTTTAGTCGGTTCCATTTTTAACCTCCTCTATTCCGTGCCAACCACTACCATTGCACTTATGACATTTACCCTGACAAGTGCTAATCATAGGTGGCATCCTGTAATGATACACAATGGCAACTTCTCCTTCACCCTTACATATCGGACATTGTTTTAATCTAAACTTCATTACTCACCTCCATAATGCTTAATATCTGCTTCCCTTTGGGCTTGGACAAGCCAATTTACATTCTCTAAAACAGTTAAATATGGTGCACCAGTAATGTTTTTGGTTCGTTCCTTCCTAACTACCTCACTTAGAAATGGCGGTTTATCTTTGGGTAGCTCATCAGGAATGAGGGCTAGGATTTGGTCTATCTCTGGTGGTAAGCCCTTTCTGGTATAGCCATCAGGATAAACAAACCACCCTAGTAAATCTGACTTATATCCCAGAATAGTTAATATCTCCTCCCTCAACTCAGGTCTATCTTTGGGTGGTTTGCATGCTTCTTTATCCATTGGTTAACCTCCTTTCCTAGTAAATACCAAATTACTTCTATCTATATGGATGGTGATAGGTTTCAACTCCTGTTCGGCATGTCTAACCTTTTCAAAACTGAGGATGACATCACCATCCTGTGCTCCTAAAGTTGTGCGGATGCTGGTATCACACCAATCTATAAAGATGGAAGTGCCAAACATATCCTCGGCTCCATAGTCCATAGCCACACCATCGCTAATAATATGCTTTCGGTCATGGTGAACCATTATCAGCGACAGTTTGTATTTGTCTATGAGGTTGTCCATCCTATCCATAAATTGACGCATATCATATTCATCGGTTATCCTACCTGATACTAGTTTGTAAAGAGGGTCTATCATCAGGATTTGGGCTTGGGTTCTGGATAGCTCCTTCTCCAATTCAGCATAGCCAAAGCCTCTATCCAACTTGACATAATGTTCGGAAGCAAAGTAGATGTCTTTGGAGGTGGTATCATTACCTTTGACATATTTTAAGACTCTGGTGCGGAATTGTGCTTGTGGCACCTCTATTTGTAGGATATA